TCGACGATATGCTGGCGCGCCGCGGCGGCGGCTTCAGATGATGGCAGGGTGACGCCGGGGATTTGCGTCCAGGTCATATTGTCTTTAGCGAGTTGATAGTAATCGCAGAAAGTGAGGCTCAGTTCGCCTTCCGGCGGCAGCTCGTTAACGACAGGGAAATTAGTAGCGACAGCTTTGAAATAATCTTTCAGCTTCGCACCGGATTTAATCAGAAGATAATCCAGTGTTGCATTTGCCGCTTCAAAATCATCACTGCACCAGAGTACAGCGTCTTTCTGGCCTGATGATTTCTTTGCTTTGCGGACTAAAAATACAGGATTAGTTCCACTCATTGTTTTGTCCTCAATTCGTGTAGAATGGAGGTGCCTTAACAGCACCCCGATATATCTGGTTGTTAGGTCCGGTTCGCTTTGGTCGGTTGGACCGGACAGGGCACGCCCGCTTCGGTGGGCGTTTTCTTAATGGATGGTCTGATAAAATTTTTCTGAGTAATCAAGCTTGTAACTTCGGTAATTACCAAACCCTGCTTGTTCTCCATCACTTACCTTGACTGTGAGCAGCGAAATGGCTTTTACAGCACAATGAGGACTGTCGAACTTTCCGAGTACATATCCACCGTCGAGATTTTCGCAATTGAATAAAGCAATGCTCTTATTAACTGCTTTCAGGTTCATTTCGATTTTTACGATTTCCATAATTTCTCCAGTCTTAAATTCAGGGTGTATGAAGCCACGCCAAATTAATGGCGAATTTTTCATTTCATATTTCGGATCTACTATTTAACTTTCGTGCGCCATCTGGTCGTATTCAGCACACTGCCTGGAACAATATTCCTTTTCTTTGCTCGCCAGTTGCGAGCCGTTGCGATAGAGAAGTGTGTTTTTTACTTCTTTGCCTTCATCAATGGATTTGCGGCAGTAACCGCATTGTTTAAGCATCCGGATCTCCTTTCTGCGCCAGCAGGTAGCAGAGGCGGCGGATTAAAACCTCAATCCGGTTGAGCGGGACGGCCTGCTGTCGAGCTGGTTTACGTGCGAAATCAATCATTCTCATCCTCGTGCCTTATCGCCGGCCAGCGGAACGTTTATCACCTTCTGCGCGTTAACTTTTCCACCTCATTCCGGTCATTCGTATGCCACCGGCGGCTACTTCGTGGGCGTCCTGCCTGTTCGCTGCTCTATGAATGCAAATTACATTTAAATTGCACGTAGCGCAAGTATAAAATTGCGATATATGCAATTTTGAGTCAAAAAAAAAGCCACCATAATGGTGGCCTTGTCGACGCTTTCTATTAATTGTGTCGTTTGAGTGACTGCGTCTGGCTTATCAGAACCTTGCCAAAAACGCCGAACCTGCACTCGTTGTCTTTGGTAATACTCCATTCCCTGTAGTTAGTGTTATCAGATATCACCAATAATTTATCGGGGATCATCTGCAGCCTTTTTACGTATATTTTATCATCAAAGCCAAAGACATAGATGCCATCACCATCGAACTGGTTGATGCTTATATCGACAAAAATAAGATCTCCGGGTTCAATTGTTGGTGCCATGCTGTCACCGCGCACGTTAATCACTTTAAGCTCAGCGGCAGGGCGCCCACCGAACATAGCTAGTGCTTTGTCCTTGTTATATTCGATAGCATGGATTACATCGATAACATCACCGCCCTGAATGAGTCCATTACCGGCGCTTGCACTGACATCCAGTATCTCGATACGGAACAAATCCTTCACGTTAGCTGAATCCTTCCTCATATCACTGTGTTTACATACAGTATTACCTTTTGAGTCTGAGGTAAAGAGTTCTGCTATATCAACACCTAAGCAGTCAGCCAGCCTAGAAAGTGTTTGTTCGGTAAATTGCTTTTGCTTGCCAGTCTCCAGACGAGAGATGTTTGCGGCATCCACGCCGATGGCTTCTGCTAGCTCAGCAATTTTCATGTTCTTCGCGCGGCGAAGTTGTCTGACACGGTTTCCTATATTCATGCGTTCATTACATTAATTTTTTGCGCATTGTGCAAATCAACTTGCGCAAGTTTGCTGTATGAAATAACATGCGATATACGCAAAAGAAGGAGGTTTTATGCAATCACCATTGAGAAAATTGCGGAAATCGCATGGTTATACGTTACAGCACGTCGCTAAAGGGGTTCAGGTTGATCCTGCAACATTAAGCCGGGTTGAAAGATGCGAGCAGGCTCCTTCAACAGAGCTTGCTGAGCGCCTGGCTCAATTTTACGCCGGAGAAATTAGCGAGATGCAAATTTTGTATCCAAACAGATATCAGCTTAGTGATTCGGCGATTTGACCGCCACCACTGCAGAAGGAGTAGATCCGTGGGACATGAACCTGAATGGAAAGTTGAAAAGCAGCCCCGCTGGCTGGTGGCTGCGATTAAAAAGACGATTTCCAGTCTGCATGGCGGTTATGAAGAAGCTGCGGAATGGCTGGATGTCACCAAAGATGCTCTGTTTAACCGCCTGCGTACTGGTGGTGATCAGATCTTCCCGATTGGGTGGGCGCTGGTACTGCAACGTGCCGGAGGAACCTATCACCTGGCACATTCAGTAGCCAGGGCATCAGGTGGCGTTTTTGTTCCGCTGGCAGATATGGAAGAAGTGGATAACGCAGATATTAATCAGCGCCTGCTGGAAGCGATTGAGCAGATCACCAGTTATTCCCAGCAAATCAGGGTGGCTATCGAAGATGGCGTTATTGAGCCACATGAAAAAGCCGTGATTGATGAGGAGTTGTATCAGGCGATNGCCAGAAAAGGGTGACGCCCGCGAGTGTGCAGCTCCGGGCGCCGTGGCGTCAAATTTTATGGAGAAAACCAACGCATGAACAGTTTAACGGTAAATAACCGTTTGTCGCAACAACCGGGGATGTATGAGTACCGGCCGTTGCGTCATGAATGCAGATTACCAAATAGTCTGGTCGTGCGTAACCACAGGGAACACAGCCTGACCGTGGGGGATGAATCGTGCAGGAACTTAACCGCTGGTTTCGGGATGGAAGGGGACTTTATGTCCATGTCATTCGCTGGGAACCAGAAACTGAGCGCGTTATCTATCTGCGCAAGGGCTATCCGCATGAGTGTTTTAGCCCTTTGTGGAAATTCAGGCGTGATTTTGTTGAGTGTGAAGCGCCAGGAACACATTGATTCTGCAATTCCGGGACGTTACACTGTTCAGGCACCTCATAAAGCGGGTGCCGGGCGTGGAAACCCGGAATTCAATATAGAGCACAACCGCGCTCATGCGGTTTTTTCTTGTCATGAGCATTGCTACGCCCAAATTATGGTGGGGCGTGCAGGGCCAGTTTCGGCTGGGCCGGGTTCTATGTTGACCGGTATTTCCACCCCTGTACGTCTCACCACCTATAAGGTCGTGGAAAGCCTTGGTGGTGAGTTCATTGAATTCAACATAGAGGCTGCCACTATGGCTACTGTCCCAACCCTCGCTCAACCTGAAATTAGAATTATTAACGGCCAAGCCGTTACTTCCTCCCTGGCTGTTGCCGACTACTTCATCAAGCGTCACGCTGATGTTATCCGTAAAATAGAATCTCTCGAATGTTCCACTCTATTTCGTCAACGCAATTTTGCGTTTACATCGATTTCAATAAATCAGCCCAACGGCGGTACCCGCAAACTCCCATGCTATCAAATCACCCGCGATGGTTTTGCGTTCCTGGCAATGGGTTTTACGGGCAAACGCGCCGCCCAATTCAAAGAGGCATACATCAATGCCTTTAACCAGATGGAGAAACAACTTTCAATTCCATCGGTGCTGAGCGATGCAGCACATAATGCCAGCGTTCTTTATTCCTACATTTCATCCATTCATCAGGTCTGGTTACAGCAGCTTTATCCCATGCTGGAAAAAGCGGAATCTCCGCTGGCCGTAAGCCTGTACGACCGCATCAATGACGCTGTGGCGCTTGCGAGCCTTATCAATATGACACTGAACCGTTCAGAGGTAAGGGGGCGCAAATGATCCGGAATATTTTTAAGCGGTTCACCAGCCAACGTTTTCATTGCCCTCGTCCAGGACAGTGGTACAGCACACCAGAAGGGTACGTTCTGCGTATTAGCCTGGTCGATCGCGAATGTCAGAAGGTTGTCTGTGAGCCTCTTGGGCGTAATTACCGCGTCAACATGCCTCTTATTGCCTTTCGTTCCGGCAAAAACATGAAGCATCTCGGAGGTGCTGCATGAGCATGGAGCTGATGGTTAAAGCGATGAAAATTCGAGTGGGTAATCCATTGCGAAAACTGGTTCTGATCAAGCTGGCTGATAATGCCAGCGATCAGGGTGAGTGCTGGCCCAGCTACCAGCATATTGCTGACCAGTGCGAGATTAGCAAACGTTCTGTGATGAATCATATTGCGGCCCTTTGTGAGTCCGGGCTGGTAAAAAAAGTCACCCGGAAAGGTGAAAAAGGTAACTCAAGTAATATCTATCTCCTTCATCTGGATGGTGCAGGAGATTCACTAGGGGGGAGTGCAAATAATTCATTACCTGGTGCAGCAAATTCACTAGGTAGTGCAGGAGTTGCACCAGGGGGTAGTGAAGGAGATTCACCCAGAACCAGTCACTCTTTTGAACCAGTCAAAGAACCAGTCAATGAATCAAAAACCATTGGCGCATCTGCTTACGCGTCTTCGTCAGTCTGTTTTGCCCGGCAGGAATATTCACCTGAGTTCGAGCAGGCCTGGTTGGCATATCCAAAACGTGCAGGTGGAAATTCAAAATCAGCAGCCTACAAAGCCTGGAAAGCCCGTCTGAAAGAGGGGGTAAATGCTGAAACCATGCTGGAAGGCGTAAAGCGTTATGCGGGATGGGTATCTGCAACGGGGAACAGCGGCACGCAATTCGTGAAACAGGCCACCACGTTTTTTGGTCCCGATCGTCATTTTGGGGAGTTATGGGCTGTTCCTGCTGCACCTAGTCCTGGACGTGAAGATCCGATGTTCAAATCCAGCTACGGGAATGTGGATTACAGCCAGATCCCGACAGGGTTCAGGGGGTGATATGAGTCTTATGGGAGACGTTCAGAAATTCATTGAATCCCATCCGGGATGTACTTCCAGCGATATAGCGAATGCTTTCGCAGATTTCCCGCGTAAAAGCGTCCTGCAGTCGACAAGTAAGTTACGCCAGTGCAGGCGTGTTGCTCATCGCTTTGAAGGTAAAACTCGCAGGCATTTTGCTCTTGAGACAGACATACAGCCGGATCAGGAGCCAGATATCGGGACTAAACCTGTGCGGAGCTGTTATGTCGGAACCAACGACCCGCAGGTGATTATGCATCTGATACGTCAGGCAGAAACACTGGAGTCGGGAGGGTTGTTCCGTCGTGCAGCTACGGTATGGATGGAGGCATTCCGGGAGAGTCATATCCCGTCGGAACGTAGCGCCTTTCTGGCGCGCCGTGAACGGTGTTTGCGGAAGAGCAGAAAGTATGTTGCATCAGGTAGTGAGTGGTATCTGTCAGGGAATTATGTGGGGTCTTAATGAGCAATAAATATTGCCAGGCGCTGGCAGAACTGCGCAGCAAATCAGCACACGAACTGAAAGAAGTCGGCGATCAGTGGCGGACACCAGACCTGCTTTTTTGGGGCATTAATGCGATGTTCGGTCCCCTAACGCTGGATCTCTTTGCTGACGACGATAACGCTAAGTGCCCTGTGTGGTACACCGCCGATGATAACGCGCTGGTACAAGATTGGGCTGAAATGCTGGAGTCAATCGGCGGGGCCGCATTCGGTAATCCACCCTATAGCCGCTCTCAGTACCACGAGAAGCAGGCGATCCCGGCATGACCCACATCATGGATCACACAATGGCGATGCGTGAAAAGGGTGGGCGTTACGTGTTCCTCATTAAAGCAGCGACAAGTGAAACGTGGTGGCCGGAAGACGCTGACCACATCATGTTTATCCGCGGTCGTATTGGTTTCGATCTCCCAGTGTGGTTTGTTCCTGCGGACAATAAGCAGAAACCCACTGGTGCTTTCTTTGCTGGCGCCATTGCAATCTTCGATAAGTCATGGCGCGGCGAGCGTTTCAGCTACATCAGCCGTACCGAACTGGAGGAAAAAGGGAAGGCGTTTATGTCACTGGTCGAATTTGCTGCGGGAAAGGTTCAGCCACCAGCCACCACGGTTCCAGAGCAAGAAGAACCCATTGTAGCGCCAGCAGTATTACCTGATGTGGATTCGCGTATCTGGCCGCTTGAGGTTGGTCTGGTGTTCAACCAAGTTGAGGGGGCGGATTCTCTGGACGCATTACAGCAGAACAAGCTGAAAGCCAACATTAATCAACTCTGGCTGGAACGAACGGCCACCAGCGAAATCATTACTGCAGCTTCTGAACTTGTTCGCAATATGCGGGGAGAGGCCGTGTGAAACTGATCCTGCCTTTTCCTCCGAGCGTGAACACTTACTGGCGCGCCCCTAACAAGGGGCCGCTGGCCGGTCGTCACCTCATTAGCGCTGATGGCCGTAAAT